TCAGATTTTGGAAAATTAAAATTTTGCTCTTTTTCTTTATCCATAACCATAACTTTAACCATGTCTTTATCTTTATCCATAACCATAGCACCTTGTAAGGGGCTTGTAAGGGGCTTAATTTTATAAAATTCATCTAGTAAATTATATTTTTTTAAAATAGTAATTACTGAATTATGCGCTCTATTTTGTGGGTTTAGTTCTGTATATTGAAATTCGATAAAATTAGGTATAAACCATTTATCATTTAAATTAATAATTTTACTAGCAAAAAATATTAAAGCATCTTTTTGATTAATTTTTTCACCAATTTTTATTTGAGCAACCTCAAAATCAACTTGCCATATTCCTGCATGGTCACATTCATCTAAAATGTACAACCATAGGAGCTTATAAGGGGCTTTTAAGGACCTTATAAAGCTATTGCTCCACTTAGTAGAGTCTGTAAATCTTTTAGCCATTTTTAAAATAAAAAACCCCCAACAGTAAGGCTTGTCAGGGGTTTGATTAATGTTTAAATTAATCCTAGTTAATAGGTATCGATGCGCCTTACTTCAACAATACCTATTTAATACAAGTGCAAATATAAGTTATTTTACTTAATTGCAATAATTAAAATAAATTTACTTGAGTTTTTAAAAGTTCAGCACTTCTAATATTTTTTTTTGCAATATCAAAATAGCTTTCTTTTAATTCAAATCCAATTCCTTTACGTTCCATTTTAACTGCTTGATAAACTTCGCTACCAATACCCATAAAAGGCGTAAAAACTGTATCTCCTTTGTTTGTATAAAGATGTATTAATCTTGATATAGTATCTAATTGTAAAGGGCAAATGTGTTTTTCATCATTTTCATTTCTACCATCTCGATACCCTTGCAATGTGTTTCCATAATCAATATCGTACCATACTGGAGACGCATATTTTTGCCACATATCAACGCTCAATTCAGTATTTTTTACTGGGTTTAGTCTTTCGCCATCTTTTCTAAAAATTAAAACATAATCAGGTATTCCAACTCTTGACATAGTGCTGTCTTTTTTTACTTGCTTGTGCAATAATCCAAGTGCTTTTGTCCTTTGCATTTCTACTACTGGGTCTTTCCAAATTGTAACTCTTGAATGATACACAAATCCAACTTTTTGAAATGCGTCTATAATCATTCCGCTAAAATCTCTTAATCCAATATAGCCCTCTTTGCCTTTTTGAATAGGTAAATCCATACAATGAACTGCAACATTTCTACCTGACTGTAAAATCCTAAATAACTCTTTAATTAAAAAATCAAATTGAGTTAAAAACTCTTTATAATCTTTACTATTGCCCATATCCTCAACATGACTTGAATAGGTGTATAATTCCGCAAATGGAGGGCTAAAAACACTAAATCCAATACTTTCATTTTGAATATCTTTTATTAGCTGGCAACTGTCACCACGTTTAATATTGTACCATTCTGATTGCTCGCTTTCAATATCAAAGTCAGATACGGACATTGATTGATTATTTAAATTAGCATTTATTGCTTTGCTCATTTCGTCTTGCATAATTTCAAATTGTTTTTGTTTATTATCAATAGCTTGTTTTACATTAGCCATTGTATCTGTTGTTATTAAATGTATGTTTACTTGTTGTTTTTGACCAAATCTATATGAACGTCTAATAGCTTGATATAAACCCTCAAAACTAAAATCTAAACTTGCAAAAATTTGGTTTCTACAATTTTGATAATTCATACCAAAGCTGGCTATTTTGGTTTTAGTAATTAATACTCTAAATTCATTATTTGCAAATCCTAAAAGTTTTGACTCTTTCCATTCGCTACTATCCGAACCCTTAACTTCAACTGCCTCAGGTATCAATTTTTTTAACATTTCGCCCTCTTCATTTTGTTTAATCCAAATAATAAAATTTTCATTACTTGAATTAACCAACTCAACTACTTTCGATAATCTTTCGTTTTTAGTAAGGCGCAACTCCATATTAAAATTAGTAGCTGATATTGCAGTATCATTAAATAAACTACCATTATTTCTTTTTGGTGTTATGATTTGACTTTCAATTAAATTTAGTGATGGTAAATTATACCCATCCATTTCAAATCCAATATCTTGAGGTTTATTTAACATAATAGCCCACGTTCCAATAAACTGATAAAATAGCTTAATTGCATGACCCTTTAAACGCCATTTTGCAGTTTCGCCTCCATCATGGACAAAGTACATTGCTAACATTTCATTGCGGCTCATAACGTCTAAAAATTCGCTATGGTTTCCTAGTTCCATTGGGTCGTTTGGTGATGGTGTGGCAGTACAAGCTAATTTAAATTGCGTTTTACTAAAATTATCAATAATTAGTTTTTTTGTTGCACCCTCATAATTTTTAAGAATTGAACTTTCATCTAAAACAACTCCACCATAAATACTACAATCTATATTGTCTAATTGCTCATAATTTTGGATGTCAATAAAAGTTAAATCTACTCCAAACTTGTTAGCTTCCTGAATAGTTTGTCCTTTTACTGCTAAAGGGGCTAAAATTAATACTGGTTTTTCAGTATGTAAAGCAACCTCATAAGCCCAGGTTAATTGCATTAATGTTTTACCTAATCCACAATCGGCAAAAATAGCATACTTACCAGCTTTTAAGGCTCGTTTTACTATGAATTTCTGAAATGGGAATAGGTTTTTGTTGAGTTCATTTTCATCAATATCAAACCCAGTAAGTTGATGTTTTTTAGTTTTTTGTTGTAAAAAGTCTTTGTATTCCATAATTTTTTAAAAAGAAAAAGCCGCAAAGAGTAGTAGTCTAAGCGGCTTAATCATTATATTTTCGTTTAAGTGAAAATTCGATTTGTTAATAATTGGCTACTACCTCAATTATTATGTGCAATAGTAATACTAATTTTGATAAAAGCAAACTATTTATTTATTTGTTTGAATAATTTTTTTGCCTTGGATTTGTTTTCTTTGCTGATTGAATACTGCTTATAATAGCTTGAATGTCCGAACTCATTAACATAATTGACTTGCTGGCTTTCAATTGGTATTAACTGCCTTAATTCGCTTAATCTTGCTCGAAATCCGTTATAGTTAAAGTCCCTTTCGCTGATGTGCTTTTGACTTATTAAGCTATCTAAAATTACTGCTGATTGATTTTTAAATTCCATGTGTTTAATTATTTAAATCTTGGTCATATCTTTTTACGGTCATCATAATTTTAACCATTTCGGTATATTCTAATTGTTCATTTTTTACTCTAACAAAAATACCATAATTCGGATTTTGTTTCCAATATGGACTACTTGATGAGTTCCAAAAATCTTCTTTTATCCATTGTTTTTTACCTTTAACATCAATGACTATTAAAGAATTATTTTTTGTAAATCCAATTGGAGTAAACCAATTTAATTCTGTAATTCTTGGTGTAATTTCAAATGTTCTCATATCTTGGTTTGATATTTTAAAATCATGTTTCCAAAATTGAAAGTCATTTAATTTAATTCCGTTGTATTCTGTTTTTTGTGTTTTCATAATTTATATTTTTCTTTAATTTCTTTTAGTTCGTCATCACTCCACGTCTTAACCTTTGTAATGTAAGCATCTAATCTTAATTTTTCCATAAACTCAATGCCGTATTTTAACCTTAAATTATTGGCAAATTCTAGTGTATTGCCTTGTAAAAATCGGTTGCATTTTTGGCACTGTTTATAACAATTGCGCTCATCAAATATTAATCCTGAATAGTTTTCAGCTTTATAAAAATGCCCACCATCAAAACCAATAGCAGTAATTGCGCCACAACTAATACAAGGTTCGTTTTTATCACGTTCCCTGACCCACTTTTGAAATATCAACTTAACCTTATTTACTTTTTTAACATAAGTTTGTTTTTTAGTTTCAAACTGTTCTAATTGCGATTGCTTGCTTATTTTAGTAGGTTTTAACTTACCTAACTCAATAGCGCAACTACTTGAACAAACAACCTCTAAACTGCTTCTAATTGGTGTAAATAACTTAGCGCAATGCTTACATTTTTTAGGTTTTACTTTCATTTGCTTTTTTAAAAATGTATCGTTTTTTAGTTTTAAAATGTTCACAATACCCTCTTTTAGATTTACGAATTAAAAAGTTATGAATAACCCTCGATTGAATGTTTAGTAATCTTGCTACTTTTGGAATACTTGTTTTTGAGTGAAGGATTTGATTAGTTTCAAAATCAATTACATCAATTAGTAATGGCTCAAAATAGGTGTCAAATTGTTTTAAGTTAACTGTTTGGGTTAGGTCAATCATAATATTTTCTTACCAGTATAAGCAGTTAATCGCAAAATAGCACTTTCAACTTTTGGGAAATTATCTGAACGGTGTTTTAAAAAGATAATATCAGTTATTGAAGCTATTGAATTTAAAACAGTTGAATGGTCGTAATTAGTAATAGTTAGTTGGCCAATTGCTTTTAGTGAATAAGCAGTAAATTTTCTACAAAGAAACTGAAATAATTGCCTTGCATAAATAACCTCACGTTTTCTAGTTTTTTGATTTATTTGGTCAAAACCAACTCCAGTAACCTCTTTAATAACCTCTTTAATTTTGATAATAATTAAATTATCGTTGGTTACTTTAGGCTGCTGATATTGCACAGCAGCCTTGTAAATGTTAAATGTTGGTGTCATCTTCTAATTGGTTTAATAAGCTAGTTTTTAAAACCTCGGCATCAAATATTTTATCTAAAATTAAACTTACTCTTTCAGCATCGTAATCAATATTTATGTACTTCACTTGGTTCTCAACTTTTTTAATTCTAGGGTCAAAACTCATAAATACTGCTTGCTTTTTTTCGCAAAGAAACATATTAAACTGAATTTGGTCATAGTAAATAGGGTACTCTTTTTGAAAGTTATCAGAATTAACAAACAAATAATTATACAAGTGAGTATCTGAATTAGGGCATTTAATTTCAACTATTTTATCCTTTAAAATTAAGTCAGGGGTTCCGCCTGCTATTTTATTGTAAACAAAGAAAACAAAACCCCCCACCGAAGTATAAATAAAGTCATCATCATTTACATTTAAGTTGTTATCTTCAGCATATCTTAAAACGGCTTGAGGCTCTTGCTCATTTCCCCACTCAATAGCTGCATTAAATATGTCGGGCTTTGGTTCGCCTTTTTCATTATTAATTAACTCTAAAATGTAGGTAATTGCACCATCTGACAAACCACAAGCATTTTTAGTTTTTGCTGTTAATCGGTTAATTTGTGAAGCGGTAAACAAATTTTTTCTAAACTGTTTCCAATCTTCTCGAGTTTCATAAATAAATCTTTCTATCATGCTAGTTTCTCCTTATTACTTTTGATAAAATTTAAAGTTTCAGCATCAGGCTTAAATTCTACTACATCACGTCTATTTAAGTTAGCCCCAAACAAACTACCGAACATATCACAAGCATCTTTTATAGCTGTTGTTTTAGCTATTGGCAAAGCCATAATTACAGCCCCTTTATTTATGTTTGACAAATCAAGGTTTAAATTTCCACTATCTTTTTTAGTTTGCAATTCGCAAGCACCTACACCATCATGATAATTCCATTCGTTGGTAACTGGGTGCAAATAATGAACTCTAACATGAACTTCAATTGCATTGAATAATTGGGCAGTTTTTAAAACTTCAATTCGGTACTGCTTAAAAATCTTACGTAATAGATGCTCAATTTTATCAATTGGCAAATAATTATAATCCTTAATATAAGGATGTTTTTTAACCCATGTTTGTGGGGGTGCTTGACTTAATAATAAGTTTAAAGCATCGTTTTTGTAACTTAATTCTAAATCTTCGGTCAAATCTAGAATAGTTGGCAGTTTTCTGTTTTCCATATCTTTTTAATTGTTTATTTGATGTCCTAATGCTATTAATTCTTTTTCTATTGCTTCAATAAAT